TCATGTTCTCGATGAAATGGAATTGCTCGCCCTGGAGAAACACGCGGTGAAGGACAACGCCGACGTGGCCCGCGTCCTGAAAACGGCGCGGGGCGAGATTGACGACAGCGGTGACTTCGTGGTCGGGGGCGCGGGGGCCGGCAACGACCCAAGCGATCCGGTGTCACTCCAGCGCATTGTCGGCGGAAAACTCGTCGCCCTCAAACCCGACGAGTCGCTGGACAGTTTCCAATCGAACCGCCCGTCACCCACATTCACCGGCTTTCTTGAACACCTGCGGCGTGATTCGGCCCTCGGCATGATCCCGTTCGAGTTCGCGGCGGATTCCAGCAAGGTCGGCGGCGCGGGTGTGCGCCTGATCGTCGCCAAAGCGGATCGCCGGTTCTCATTCCGCCAGATGATCCTCGAACGCCGGTTGATCCGGCCGGTATGGGCGTATGTGATCGGTGACGCGATCATCCGTGGCCTGCTGCCGCCCGTCGCCGGATGGTGGAAGATCAGTTCGGTTCCGCCAAAAAGGGTCACTGTGGATGCGGGACGCGAAGCCCAACAGAACCGCGCCGACGTGGAAATGGGACTGAAAACCCTATCAGACCACTTTCAGGAGTTGGGTGCGGATTTCGGCGAGGAAATCGAACGCCGCGCCAGCGATGCGAAGCTCATTCTTGAAACCGCGGCCAAGTATGGCGTGCCGGTGGACATGCTATGGAAGCCATCGGGCTCAGCGTTGACACCGCAAACCGGGCGTGAATCCGGTTCTGCTTCAAAATAGCGAGTGGCTTATCCAGCCAGAGGCGCTCCATGCGATGGCGGCGGCGGTTAGTTTGTTCCGTGAACGCGGCGGCACGTTACCCCAGTCTGCCCCGTCCAACCCGCTCCTCAATGTTGAGGATGGCATCGGCACCGTCTCTATCGACGGCCCGATCCTGCGCAAGCCGGATGTGTTCGCCCGCGTGCTGATGGGGGCCACCGATTCAGCGGAAATCGGTGCCGCCCTGCGTGAGGCCAGTCAGCGCGATGACATCAAGGCGGTGTTTCTCGATATTGACTCACCCGGCGGCACCGTGGCGGGAACGCCTGAACTGGCCGCAGCAGTTGCGTCTATCAACGAACGAAAACCGGTCTATGCGTTTTCGTCCGGCCTGATGTGTTCCGCGGCCTACTGGATCGCCAGCCAGGCACGCGCCATCTATGCCACTCCATCCGCACGGGTCGGGTCAATCGGCGTGGTACAGGCCGTAATCGACAACACCGCCGCGCTCGACGCACGGGGAATCAAGGTGGAGGTGTTCGCGGTGGGCAAATACAAGGCTATGGGGGCACCGGGCACTCGGCTAACAGGCGATCATCGGGAATTGATTCAATCCAACCTCGCCGAAACCGCCGGGGAGTTCCATGCCGCCGTGCTTGCGCGGGGCCGCGCCATCCCGACCGAGGCGATGGAAGGTCAGACGTTCAGTGGGCGACAGGCCGAGCGATTCAATCTGGCGCGCATGGTTTCCGACCGCGCCGAAGCCATGCGCCGCCTGCATGTTCATCAGGCCTCGGTTGACACGGGATCAGGGGCGATGAACACAGCACCCGAAGATCTGCTAGTCGATGCCCGCGCCCAGGTTGAAACCCTCCAGCGCGATTACGCCGCCCAGGGCGACTTGTTGACCGAAGCGTCCACCAACATCGAGACCCTGCAAGGGCAATTGTCCGTATTGACCGCCGACCTCGAAACCGTCCGCACCGAGCGCGACAGCGCCACTGCGGAAATCACCAACCTCCAAACCCGCGTCACGGAACTTCAGTCGGCTCAGGCCGATTTTGACACCCGTGTCCAGACCGAGGTTGCCCGCGTCGTCGCCTCCACCGGCACCACGGTTCCGGCCCGCGTCACTCCAGCAGGCGATGCCACCCAGGCCGCTGACCTTCACGCGCAATTCGCCGCCATCACCGATCCGGTCGCGCAAACCGTCTTCTGGCGCAAGCTCACGCCGGAACAACAAGCCCTCATCCTTAAACACCAAGCCTAACACCCCGTCATGTCCAACACCCTAACAAACGTCAAAGACATCAAGGTCGCTCAGAAGGCGCTCATGCCCTTCACCGCGAACCTGATGCCCGTCACCTCGTTCTCCACCAACTTCGGTCCCCAGCAGGCCGACAAGGGCGACACCGTGCGCGTGCCGCTCGTCGGCGCACCGTCCGGTTCCAGCGACTTCGCCGGTGACTACACCGCCAACTCGGATTCGACGGTCACCACGATTCCCGTGACGCTCAACCGGCACAAGTTCAAGACGGTCCACGTCAGCGCCCGTGACGCCGCCGAAACCGCGATGGACCTGCTGGATACCCTCGTTTCCTCCGCCGCGCAGCAACTCGCCCAGGATGTGTTGCTGGACATCATGACGGTCATCACCGCCGCCAACTTCGGCACCCCAGGCATTCCCGCGCTCAACGCCACCAACTTCGATTACAAGAAGGTGCTCAACCTGCGCGAAACCTGCGGCAACGCCAAAATGCCTGCCTCGCCCCGTTCGCTGGTGCTCGACGCCGGTTACTACACCAACCTGTTAGCCGACGAGGTCGTGGCCAAGAGCTTCAACCTGAACCTGAGCGCCCCGGGCGTCACCGACGCCCTCATCAAGCGCTTGGCCGGTTTCGACCTCCATGAAACGGTGGTGATTCCTTCCGATCACGCGGAAAAGCTCGTCGGTTTCGCCGTACATCCGAGTGCGGTGGCGGTGGCCATGCGCTACCTCCAACCGGTTGCCGATTACCAGCAGGCCGGTGCGGTCACCGATCCCAACACCGGCATGACCTTCGGATATCTGCGCTTCACCGACACCCGCGCCAACAAGGTGTTCGTCACCATCGAATGCCTCTACGGCTTCACCGCCGCCAAGACCGACGCCCTCAAGCGCCTCGTCAAACCGTGAGCAATGCATCTCTAACGTCCAACAAACCATCACCATGATTCCATTCAGCTTCACCGGCAATGCCGGATCCACCCTCAGCAGTGTCGTTGTCCCCGCCAGCGGGCGCGACCGCATCCGTGTCCAGTATGTGAATGCCACCTCCGACAAGGCGGCCTCGCTGCTCGCCTTCAAGTTGCCCGCGAAATCAACCGTCGTGACCGCCGCCAGCGCGTCCAACCAGACTGTCATCAACTGCGTGCCCTATGCCGGGGCGGCGGCCAATGATGTCGTGGTGCTGTTCTCCGCGATTACCGGCACCGGGGTGCGCGGCGTGGTTGCCTCGGTCCAAGCCGGGGTGTCGATCACGCTCAACGCCAACCTCGGGCTGGCTCTCGCTCCCGGTGACATGATCCACCTGATGGCCGCCTTCGGGCAGATTCCGGTCGGTGCCGCCACCAAGGAAACCAACGCACCCACCGTGTTCGTGGTTAACGAGGGTCCGGCCCTGATCGAACTGGACGGCACAACCGCCTGCCGCATCAACCTGGTGGCGGGTGAGTATTCCTGACTTTCCTGCATTGGCATAGCGGGGTTCGTGGGCACCCTCTCTGGGAAACCGGGGAGGGTGCTTCATTTTGACACCATCACACCGGCATGAGCCTTGAATCGGAAATCCTAACGGACCTGCGGCAACTGCTCGATGAACACGGCGTGAAAGCGCGGTGGCAGGGTATCGACCTGCTCGTTCTCGTCAGCAGGGTGGATACCAAGCAGCAAATCGACATGGGCGGCTTTGTGGAATCACCCGACCTCAGCCTGCGGGTGCCAAAGGCGGCATTTCCTAACACGCTTCCGAAATTCGGTGAACGCATCGAGGTGGACGGCACTGAATACCGCATCTCCCAGGTGTCAGGTCATCCGCGGTCGCCGCTTCTGACACTCAGCCTATCCAGCACCGATGAGTGATGGCATCAAATTCACCGCGAAGCTCAAGGGCGGCAGCGACGTTGCACGCCTGCTCCACCGCTATCCTGAGAAAGTGGGCCGCACGCTGGAGTCACTGGTGAAACAGGAAGCGCGTGGCATGGCTGTTGAACTGGCACGAAACACGCGACCGTTCGGGTTTTCCGAGAAGGCGAAGAAGCGCGGCGAAAAGGCTGTGGCCGGCGACATCATCAAGGTGTTCGCCTTGCCATCCGATGCGTTCGAGAAAACCAAGCCAGGTGATCCCGCCGCCGCTGATAGATTCTGGGCTAACATCCAGAACCGGCGATTCTCCAAGGCGGAAAAGACGCTCCAGGCATCGAACTCCCCATGGAAGGAACTCTCGGTCGGTCGCCTCGATCCCAAGCTCCACCACCAGAGCCGGAATGTTCGGGGAGAAGTGACGCGCCGGACCCCGGCCCAGATCGTCACCAGCCCGAAGGCGCTCAACACCTACATCGCCAAAATCCAGAAGCGCGTCGGGTTCGCCAAAGGCTCGTGGATCAATGCGGCCAAGGCCATCGGTGGACGGGTTAGGGGTGCCGCGCAATGGGCGACCCGTCACAAGCAGGCACCGGGAACGGCCACCGTGAGAACCGGCGACAAGCCTGCCGTCACGCTCATCAACAAGCTCGACTACATCGAACAGGTCACGACTTACACCGGCATTGAGATCGCGCTTCGTGTGGCCGCGGGGAAGCTCAGGAAGGCGTTGGCCACCTCGTTGCGGGTGATCAACGCCAGGTCGAACCGTGCATTGCGGAAAGCGGGTTGACGCGCATCCACGATCAAGATGCCAAACCTCATCGAAGATCGCCTCACCTCGCTCCTGGCCGAATGGATCGACTCCAACAGGCCGGATGAATTTCCCGATGCAGCGGCCCTGCCGGTCCACGTCGCCCGCCGCGATGAAATCCGCACGCGTCCGTGTGTGGTTCTCAACGCCGCGGAGTCCAAGCCTATCCCGGCCATGCCTCACACCGCCCGCGTGAAGCTCGACGTGCATCTATTCTCGCAGGTGGACGACACGCCCGCCGACACCCATGCGGAGTGGGCCGGGAAACTGGTTGCCTTGCTCGGCGACAAGGCGGCGATCCAGACCGCGCTGGATTCGGAAACCTTCGTTCTGCACGACCTGCTGGACCGTGAGAGTGTGACCAGCCCGGACGAGGCGCGGGGCCGTGAATCGGTGCTGAGCTACGAGGCGGTGGTGTCGGCCATCTGATGCGGTTGACACGGCGCAAGCGGTCAAATGGCCGCGACTTTCCTTGGCACAACTGGCAACTGGGGCATCCCGAACGACCAATCGGGCATCATCATCTCCGATTTGTCATTCGACTTTTCCCAGCAGGAAAAAACGGTCCTCGACAAAAGCGGAGAGATCCAGGGTCTTGCGCTCTATCAGCCGAAGGTCGAGGTGAAGATGTCCGGGCTGGTCGCCAAAACCGCTCCGTTCAGCGCCAAGATCGGCACGGTCCTCGTCCTTGCCAATGCAATCCCGGCCCACCTCACGCCCACCGGAGGCTCCACCATCATCCAACAGATCAGCCGCAGCCTCAACAACGAGGACTTCGAGAAGATCGACATCACCGCCACCCACTATCCTTTCGTCACCGTCGGTGTGTAACAATCCATCAAACCAACCCGAG